AGTAGTCCAGTGACTTGAGGAACCTACCCGGATTGTCTCCGGTGTACCAGTCAGTTGGGTGGTCGTTGACCTTGACACCTACACCGATCACCTCAAAGCGAGGGTCACGAATGTAGGCTTCGGTAGTCATCTTTGAAAGCGAATACTCTTTGTCATAGTATGTTTCAAAGTCAATCGTGATTATTTCCATGCTTACCTATCTTGCAACCATATGAATACGAGTGTGGCTAACGCACCTAGCGCAGTCACGCAACCAAGTAGGAACATAGTCCACTTGAATATCTCCCACAGGATCTCCATCATTTGCTTACCTCAATTAGTTTGGCAATGTAGTGATGGGCTTTCTTCACATCTTCGAGGCCCCCCTTTGCATTACACCTAGCAAGATATTTGATTGCGTTGCCCTTTAAGAATCCGTTGAACTCATCGGGTTTCATCCATGCTTGCATGGCTTCCCAAGGTTGGATCGGCATTGCTTTGTAGTGAGATCCACCAACTTGTTGCTGGTTGACTGACGGGGGGTGGCTCACAGCATGAGCCTGTTGTTTACCAACATAGGCTTCGTACTCTTTCAATACTTTATAGCAATAACTAGGAGAGATACTTGTTGCCGCTGACAAATTTTTAGCATTGGTATTAGGCCACCATTCTTCTAATGCTCTCCATACAATTTGTTGTTTATCACCACGATTAAATTTTTTCTTTCTCATCTACTTCTCCTTAGTTTGGTTTACCTTTATGTTCACATCCACCTTCATAGTTTTGATAGATCCTATCAATCGCACCTACTACAAAATACACTAACTGTTTCTTTTCAATTTCAGAAAACGCACCAACCTCTGCAAGTACAGAGGAAAGTGCGGGAACAATGTCATCAACTTTTTCTTGAGAGATGGCATCTTGTATCTTACCAACTACTCTTGTGTAGTCTTTCACCATTCTCTCAATGTCATTCATATTAAACTCCTTTAGTCAAAGTTTCTAGGTATGTCTAACCCTAAGTCTTTTATATCATCACCAAAGTTTTCTTCAGTATCCTCAAACATAGACTTGGTAGGTGTGCGCTTAACCACAACTTGTTTCTCTTTCTTCGACACACGCCCCCCGTAAAAGGCTTTCATCAAATGATCGGTTGCTTGATTAACTGTCAACTTCTTTGGCTTTGCTTTCCGTGGTTGCACTTTGATCGGGGTAGAGAGCCATGCTTCTTTGGTCTTACCCCGAACTCCGCACTCACACTTCCATCGGCGTAGGGTTGTTCTCTCTGTCTCCTGCCACCTTGTGTCGAGACACTTCATTCGTTTCTTGCATTGGGGACACCGCATTAAACACTCCAAACTGTTTACGCAAATCAAAACTATATGTCTTACATACTGCATCTACAACTTCCAAGATATTTGCAGTCGAGATCGAACCACGATGATAATAGTAACGATCAAACAAAGCATGAGAAGCAAACCCACGCATGATCTCTAGGCTAATATCACCTGTCTTGATGGCATCAGAAAGAGCATAGAGCCATATCTTATCCGACCAATCAGGCACACCTCGGTTTGCCATAGCATTGGAGTCTGACTTGATAGACTGAATGATGGGATCAAACGCACCGATACGCCCTCTGACTTTCATAGCGTACTTGAATTTGCGTAGTCCTCGTAGCCATTCCTTGCGAGCAGAATCATTGACGAGTTCGGAGTACTCTGGTGGGGCATCAATGCACTCACCTGTCAACATGTTGAAGCGTAGTCCTTTCTCGTAGTTGATGGCTTTAGTCCTCATGTGGATCCAATCCATACGCTCATCTGTATAGTTTGTTTGACGATATTCTTTGTATGGAATCTTTGAAGTATGTTGGATGCGATACCTCCCCGTACCCACCCGTTGCCACATGAATGGCACGGCACGATACAAACTTGACGCAAATGTAACGGCGCATGTATTACGCAATTCGTGGGGCGAGGAAGTAAATGTAAAGATGTTGTCAGGTGTCCACTCACCAAACTTTACACCCTTATTATCACCGTAATAGAACTCAAGGGTACTGCCGTTGATATACACCCTCGCCCATTGGCGTAAGGGTTTACCATTAAGTTTATTCTTGGCGGTACTGAAGTGGGCAAACGCATCAGCATAGGTACGCAGAGGGCAGGTATTCCACCAATGTGCGGTAGGTTGTGTCATGTTAGTCCTTACTTGGTTAGTTTGTGGGCGACAACGGTTGCGGTCAGAGCAGAAAGATTGATACCTTCTTCCTCCAATGACTGTAATTTCTCAGATGGTTTAACCCTGTCCACCACCTCACGATGGCGTTCACGATAACTTTCCTCCACAAATTCCCATAATGGAGGCCACATCTTGAGAGCAGGGGCGAGGGTTGCATGTGATTCAATTACTTTCTCAACTGCATTAATGAACTCACGCTCTTTGTTTCTAAGGTCTGTCTTAGCCTGTACCCATGCAACTAACTCAGCCTTGAAGTCTGCGAACTCAGGTACATCAAGCAGTTTGTACTCGTTGTTGTAGTACCCTCCTGACTTCTTAACCTTAGTCTGAAGATCAGCAGGTAGTTTGTCGCTATCTACGGGGAATGGTCGCTTCATAGTCAACGGCATAGAGAATGATATTGATTGCAGATTGTCTGCAACCATCCCCCCAAAACGCAACTCGCTTTGCATATTGAGGAACTCAACGGGTACATTGTTGAGCGTAGGGATATGGCTTGCAAAGATAGCGTCGTATAACTTATCGCCCCACTTGTTTGGCAATGCATCATCCACCGATTTCTCACGGGACTTGAATACTTCTCTTGCTCTTTTAAGAATGGAGTCCTTGAACTCCTTGCTGAATCGTACTGTTGCCATGTCATTCTCCTTTAAGTTTGCCAAGTGTCACTTGGGCTTGGTTAAGTACCTCATCTACACCATACTGCGATACGAACTCAGGGTCAGGGTACAGGTCATGCACCACACGCACCAAGTTATTGATGGTTGTTATTGCTTCTTCTGCCACAGTCACCCGTATCTCCTTCTTCAACTGCTTATAAAACGGGCTTTGAATTACCATTATGTCCTCCCTAAAATGTAGGTTTATGCGTGACTTGCTCACCATTCTTCTCGCATAGAACGACAGTCACTTCATAGGCTCTCTTTGCCCTAAAGATTTCTGCCGCTTTCTGTTGAGCGGAATAGGAAGTTTCAGCCTTAACCTCCGCCGTCTTGTCTTTATAGAAACACTTATATCCGTTCACGCTTACTGATTGCAAATCCATTTTGAGTCCTCCGTATATCAACTTTGCCATCGCACACATCGACCAAGACCAACTGTAAGAAGTCAGTCTTGTTCGATACTCTTTGCACAACATGTTGTAGGTACATGATGTACCCTGCCATAGCAAAGTACACCGCACCCACAATGATCTCGCCAATGGTGAAGTCCATTACATCATCACCACTTCACCGAATGGTGCTTGGTTTGCCTGAGTAGATACCCACAACACAGGGCATGATGGTTGCTCACCGAATGAATCGCAACACAAGTCAGTCAAGAACACACATGCCACAGGTTCAATGCCGTTCTTCACCATGTAATCAAACACAGGGGCAAAGTCAGTACCGCCACCGCCATGAGGCTTGATGTTCAGCGTATCGTTGGGTTCATACGATTCGTAGTGCGATACCTCGCTATCAAAGTACACCACATGGATCTTTGTTGGTACAAGATCTTCCTTGACCATGCGTACCTCTGCCGCAAATTGATCTATCTCTGCCTGACCAATGGAGCCTGAGCAGTCAACGGCAAACAGTACTTCACCCAATGTCTCACCTGATGATGTTGGTAGATACAATCCTTGCGACAAGAATCTACGATTAGGTCTAGCAAATGAGCGATCATCGGACTTGCACTTGACAAGAAAGCGTTGCATCACATCACGCCAATCGACCTTGGGATTCAACACATTCCCAACGAATCGTTCTAGTCCTGCACTCATCTTGCCCATCATCTTTGCGGCTTGTGCCGCTTGTGCTACCTTGACTTTCCATTCAGCCGCTTGTTGTGCTTGGTCAGCAGGGTTGCCATCACCATCTTCGCAGTCATCCAATGGATCCTCACCATTATCTTCGGGCAACAAGTTGTAGATTGCATCAGTCACACCATTACCTGCTTGGTATAGGGCATCGTTGAGCAGACAACCTTCAGGCATCTTGCCAATGCTTTCATCAGTCAATAACTGATTGATAACATAGTCACCTGCTTGATTCCAACGGCGTGGACTACGCTCACTACGACGGAAGTTATGCTCAAGCATAGGATGACCGCACTCATGGGCAACAACGAACTTGACTTCCTCATCATCCAATGATTCAACAAAGCGTGGGTTGTACTTGATACGCTTGCCATTGGTTGCGGCAGTAGGAATCTTGTCATCGAAAAAGAATGGTAGGTTCAATGCAATGTTGCCAAAGAACGGATGCTCCAACACCAAGGCAGTACGAGCCTTGATGATGCGCTTATGTTGTACTGCTTTCTGTGCATCACTAAGTGGAGCCATGTCCTGAAACTTAGTGTTCTCAACTACTGAGGTAGGTGCTAGTGTTGTCATATTAAACTCCCATAAAGACTGACATTTTGTCCATGATTGCCTTCGCTTCAGCCGCAGTATCACGGCGTAGGTCAGGATCGTTTCGTAATGCATCGGGATGATGTGATGCAAGTGTTCCCTCAACTTGTTGCCGTAAGGCTTCAAGGTTTGGATCATCCATAAAGTTAAGACGACTGAGCATGGTGCATTGCTCTTGCAAGTTCTCCACCAATGTATCCCTGAAGATAGACTTGGGATCAGCAAGTTTCTCTGCCATATGTTTCACTCTGTCATACAACCGAGTCCATACTTCCTTCATCGCAGTAGCCTGAGCATCAGCAACTCTTGCCTCAACATCTTGTTGGATGCGTGACAATTCATCGCTGGCAATCTGACATCTAAAGTCTGTCGATGGCACAGGGAATACTGCCATGTCGATCCTGAACTTGTTGCCTACTTCACCCTCCGTAGGATAGTCAGCATCGGCATACAACTGCCCAAGCACTCGCTTTGCATCATCCTTCAACTGCAAGTAGTTAGACTTGAAGTCATTGACAAGGGTCAACCACTCGTTCTTTTCCTTACGGAACTCATTCATAAACGCAAGGTAATTGGTAGTGGGCAACATCATCGTACCCTCCATACCCCAAGGCAGAGTGTTCTTGTAGAACTTCTCACGGATATGGGTTGTCTTTTTATGGACACGATCAAGGTAATCATTCATAGGTAGCAATGACTTGTTGTAACGCCCTGCATCTTTCGATGTATTGAAAGTCGTAGCAACTTCTTGGGTTGCTTTCTTGTCATACTTCCGTGCAGTCCATTGGGATATGGTCAACTGCACAAGTAATGCGCGGTCAGATAGGTTCATCTTCACTCCTTATGTTGTGTTATGGGTGGGGTATAGACTGCCGAGTGGTACAGGTTGCAAGACAAACGAGGAGGATGTCTAAGCGGTAGTACCACAAAGGGCTGTGTCTATACCCCATGACTGCTAGTTAAAACAATACATCTGAGTGGCTTACAGACCACTTCGTAAACGCTTGAGTGTTGGATAACTCAGGCTTCTTACGGCAAGCATATGAGACAGTCAGTACTGAGAAGTCACCATCCATACGCTCTGCATAAGTACATACTCGTTCAAAGTTTGCTTCCGTTGCACGATCAGCCAATGCACCTGCCAATGCATACTTCGTAGCAGGATCTTTGGGTACATCTGCCGTTGCAGGGTTGAGCAATATCGCATCGGGGTTAGGGAGAGTACGGAAGATACGCAAATATCCAACGAACTCTGCCGCCGCACCCTCACCTACTGCACCCTTAAAGCACTCATACTCTGCTTCAGCAGGGACAGTACCAAGCACATCAGATACACCCTCAACCCATGCTCTTGGGCTAGGGTTCTGATCCCGTTGTGGGTCAAAGTCATGCAACAACCCTGACTTAAAGCGAGTAAACGAGATCACTTCGGGCTTAACCTTGTGGTCAATGCACCATGTAGTGAAGTCATCAAGGTGTGTCTCGTATTCAATGGCAGTCTCACGATTACGCAAATGGCTCAACACCTTGTTTGCACCTGCTCTGTCGGACTGACGATTACCCGTTGATACGACTTGCCACCCATCAGGCATTGGCACACCATGTAAAGTACGGGCTTGACAGATGTTGGCTAGTACCTTTTGCAGATCATTGCTTGCTTGGTTACGATCATCGAACAACAAGATGCCACGCTCAGGGGCTTTACCCTTGATCGGAAACCAATGGGGTAACTTGTACTGCATGCACTCCCCTTCAAGCATCGGGATGCCAAAGTCCTCGACAAGCATTGTCGGCATATGCACTTCGACACATGGCACATCCAACTCTTGAGCAACTTCATGCACAATGGTTGTCTTGCCACCCCCCGGAGGGCCTTCAATGGCAACAGTCCTTTGAATGGGAAACAATGACTTCAATGTATCTTTAAGTAAACTGGCTCGCATATTAATCTCCTTTATATTTGCGATGGTCAACGCCATAGGACACTACTTGTCCCTCCTGTCGGGCTTGCTTTGCACTCGGTTTATCCCCGTAATACATCGGTTGCCCCTCCTTACTTCGCACTACACTTCCACCTTTGCCATGCCGTAGCATGAACAGACG